TGCTGATTGAAATAGTAAAAGGCATCCGCCTCGTTTGTTATACCCCATTCAAGAGCGTCACCATATACTGGCTTAGAGTTGCCCGTAAGTATCTCAGCAGCTCGTTCATAAACAAATGTTTCTGCCGTTTTAGATAGGGGAGAACCTGATCGGCTGCTCCCCATTAACTTGTGTACTACTGAAGCCGTGAAACGATTGGCTCTTGCTTTGAGCCATTCCTCTTGGCTTTGTGTCATCGTAACTTCCATCCGTTCTGCATTAGTCATTTCGTTGCTGTCAGCACCTCCTCATGCTTTTTAGATAGAACAAACTTGTCTTTAATGTCTTGGATGTTCCCACCGTTCTGAATGTGCTTCAATGCTTTCTGCCACATTGGATGTTGTGGTGTGATGGTTTCCTTGACTGTTTTAACTTGATGCCCACTTGCACTATTGCCGTCATCGTCTGCCTGGTTAAGATTGAAGATAGATGCAAGGGCATAACGACGAGCATAAGTCAAAGCAGAACCATACTGCTGAGGGTTGTTTGCATCTCGCATCCTTAAGAGCTGTTCGCTCTGCATCCATTCGCCACTCTCTACGTGATAAATCTTAGTTACCAATACGTCATCGTGTGGGTGCTGAGTAATCAAAAGCCCTAACTCTTGACATACCGGGTTGATGGTAACAAGTATGCTTGAAAGGTCAGCATAGGTTGATTGAAAGTGGTCGTTCTTAGCTGTCTTTTTAACAGCGTTTACTTTACCTTGGAACTCAAATAGAGCCTTCACAAGGTTGTTTGTTTCGTTACTTGTTTTCATTTTCTATTAGTTTAATTCTTGTTGGTTTTAGGTTGTGATAATACATCAGGTCATTGATAACGTCATAACGCTCTATGTCGTTGTAAATGGTGAAGTCTGTTTTGTAGGATGCTCCTTCCTCGTCAACTACTCTGAATACATGATCAGAATACTCATCACGGTAGTGTTCCATGATCATAGACTCTACTTCCTCACGGTCAAAGAATAGCGTCACAAAATACTGTATAACCTCAATCTCGTGGTCGTGTACTAACATAGTGATCATTGCTGCACCTCCTCGTTTTCTATGTCCTCAAGGGCAGCCTTTAAAACTAAAAGGGCCTTGTCTGAAATGACGTTGCCTTCAATGTACTTCTTAACGGTGGGCATACTTACCCCCGTTTCTTCACTGACACGCTTGATGATGCCGTGGCGTTTCTTAAGCTTGATTAGCTTTACAATTTCTTGTATTTCCATGCCACAAATATAAAAATAATTTGCAGAATGAAAAAACTTTTTTCTTTATGGGCTGCCTAAAGTGTCGGCAATATACCGTCCAATCCTCTGAGCGAGGGTTTGAGTTGTCACTTGTTTTAAAGATGGTGTCACGAATGGTTGAGCCTTTGTTCCCTTCTGTCCAATCTTCCTAGCGATAACATAGGCAAGTGACTTTGTTGCTGCTATCCTATCAGGTGACTGGGCAATCTTTTGTTGTACAGGTCGTTTATTTTGTATCCACTCGTAAATGTTTTTAATCGGTGGCATCTTACCGGCTCTCCTTCCATCTTCTACATATTGCCAATAATCCTCCATTAGAACAGTCAAACGATATCCGCTTTGTGTTCCTTTGATTTGTGGCTCAATAGACTGAGATAATGAACTTGAAGCGTTTGTCTTGTTAGCCCTTAATCGGTTCTGCATCTGAGAGATTAACTCATTGCCCCAATTTTGAACTATACGCAAAATCCCATCATCTGATGACGGGTTAAAATCTGAATACTCTTTTCCTATGTTCTCAAGAGAATCAGCCATTCAATTTGCTTAATGCGTAGTTGTGAAAATCTTTCAATCTGCTGATCCATCCACGACCAAAATGCTTGAATGAAGATAGACCTCTCAAGAAGTTAACTCTGTGGTCGTATGACTTCAAGTAAATATAGTCCTCCCCTTTCATTATTATTAGGCGATTTAAGGCACTCAATGTGTTCTTTCCTACCTTCCCATCCACTGCAATGCTAAAACCCTCTGACACGATAAATTTCTGTAACTGCTTGGCTGCTCCATAAACGCCACTACCCCAGGCGAAATCTGCCCAAAATTCAGCGATAAGGTCGGATTCAATATCATCTGCTTTTATACCTTCCCAGTAGAGCTTGTAGATAGACTTCCAATCTTCATGACTCATTGCGTAGAAACGCTTTATTGATTCTTCTGAATCTCCGTGCTGTGCCTTCCAAGCAGCCCACGTAATGCCTTTATTTGTGTGAACGCCTGAACCATCAGGTACGCAGTTCGCTGATGCACTATCTTTAACGTGCTTACTGAGTCCTCCTTCCCACCGAAGGATATAGTCGATATTAGCATTATTTATATTACCCATTTTCTTTAACAAGTTTGTTGATGTACCACTGTGCTTTGAGCAAGTCCTCATGCCCGTTCTTACGCTCAAAACGCCAAATATACTTAATAATATTACCCTTGAGATATCCTTTGAAAGCTTCATGACTCATACTTGATTTTATTGCGTCGATGCACTCCACTTCACCAGTGTAGTGAGATGGACTATTTACACTGTCAGCCATATGTATCTAAATTCTTCGTAAGGCAAATCTATGTAAAAAGAATGAGATCCCTCGCAAAACACTTGAGTCATCTCGTAAAACTGCGTCGCTCCTACCACTTTTGACAAGTCCAAAACACCTTGTTCTACTATCTCCACCTCTTGAGATTCTGTTTCTAATCCTATCTGTTCGTAAATAGGATCAATCATGTCCTCCCGAAATATGTAGTTTACCTCTATCTTCATTGTGTTTGGTATGTTCTGGCTTTCACAATCATTTTATCTATACCTTTCTGATGTATTCTTACAGGCGTTAATTCACACCATCTTGCACCGATGAAGCGTGGCGAAAAGCCTTTTTCAATCGCCCATCCTGCTGCTCCATATTCATCGCCCTTCTTATACTCGTCTTTATAGGTGGCTGTGCGAATCATTAGGATATCTTTTGTTTCAACCTTGTTTGCATGGTTCATCTTTTCCACTCGGTAATTCATTTCGTAATCCTCATGAACGTGACCTTGCCAAATCATGTCAGCACCTTGAATAAATGTTGCCGCTCTATTATGGCCAATAACTCCCTTGGTTACTGCACCCCCAGCCATCCCGTGGTGATATTTAATGCGATATGATGCTTTTGATCCGCTCCTTTCAAAAGTGTAAACAATCCAACCTCCATAGCCCCCAGTTTGAATGTGAGTATTATTAACCATATTTAAGCCACCGACAAATCGTTGAATCAAATCTACCTCGTTGTGCTTGATGATAGCCGTTTCATGATTGCCATAACCTACCACTTTGATGTGTTCAGCATATGGTGAAAACCACTCTATCGCTTGATTTGCTATCTCGTCAAAGTAATGGTCTACTTTGAACTCAGGTCTTAGACTTCCTTTACTGCCACGGAAATCCCTTCTCGACCCCATGAGGTCAAAGGTATCTCCATTAAGGTGTATATCTGCGCCTTGCTCGACGGCTTCGTCAAGATGACGTTTAAGGATGTCACGTTGGCAATAGGGAGAATCCCAGTGGATGTCGGAGATGAGAAGTAATTTCTTAGGTGAGAAATCGTGGTCGAATCTGTGTACATTTGTTTTCATAGTATTAAAGCCATCAATAGTATTAGACTACTGAAAGCTGATATTTTTTGATATCTATATTTAGCCTCTTTTTCTTTATTAGTGGCTATTATTAGTTCTTGAATTATACTGTCTTGACGATGTATGGTTAAGGAGTCATTGTGTGCTAATTTGATATACAACTCTTGCTTTTGTCTGCACTCGTGCAACTCAATCAACCGCTCATTTATCTCCCTTATCGTGCTGTCTGAGAATTGAGAGAATGCTCTCTGTGGTGTTAACACTGCTAATGCTATCAGAGTAGATATTGCGAAGGGAATCAATCTTTTTATCAACTGCATAGATTTCACGAATGATAATAACTCGGCTTGTGTCACGTTGGTATGTCGCAGTAGCTTTCGAGGTAGGGCGTGTTAATACTAAAACTAATGCCATGCCCAGCAACAACATCAGTACGTGAGTCAAAAAAGGGTTCAGCCGTTCCGCTAACCACGATTTCAAAGTCTGCATCGGTTACGTTTCGTTTTAATAGTGTTACAATGTCTATAATTATTCCTGCCGTGTCTGATAGCACTTCAATCGTGTTGGAGCTGCTTTCAAATTGGCGATCCATCACTAACATGGAGAAGTCATAATTAACTGCCTTCTGCTCAGTGTTAAACGTGAAGCCATTTGGTACAAGCCATACAAGAGGATAGTATTTAACCTCGTCAACTGCGAAGTCAAACTCTGCCCCCACGGCGAACTTTCCCACCATCTTGTGGCTTTCCGCTTGGGTTTTTATCTTTTCGATGATTTGGTTGAGCGTCATATTTTTTTAGCTTGGCTTCGTTTTTTAGCCTCCATTTATTTTTGGTAGTCATCTGGGAAATCGTAGTTAAAGAAGCAGTCATCATCCGTACCAGGGAGATACATTCCTCCAAAATATGCTGTGTTCTGTGGGCGTATTACATCAAAGCCAGTACCAGGATTCAAATACTTTGGATAGATAGTTGGATTCTCTTTGAGGAAATCTCTTAATCGCTCCGCATAGTATTCGGCTTTATCTCTGTATCTCTGCTCTATCTGTGTCAACTCGCCTGTTGTGATAGGTGTGGCATTCTCAGAGTTACGAGTCGATACTGACTTATTCATGAACTTAAAGGTCATTGGCAACATCGACTCAGTCAGTGAGTAATACTTCAAACAAGGCGCAATGTAACTATCAAGTAAAGTGGTGTTATCGCTTGTTAGTGTACCGTTATAAGCCTGATCTTGCAGCTCGTCGTATATACCCGACCCGATCACATCACGAATGTAAATCTCTTGAGCCTCTTTAATCGCTGCCTTGAGAAGCTTATCGTCTAAGTTCTCGTTGATTGGTGTGTTATCCTTTAAGTAGGTAACAGATACAAAATATACAAAGTTAGCCATTGATTCTTCTTCTTAGTAGTTGTGGTTGCCAAATGTGTCTGCAATATGGAACGTGAGTGGTTGTGCCTTTGATGGTCATCCATCCGCCTCGTCTTTTCCATGCTGAATATCCTGGGTCATTGTACTCTCTTGCAAGTATCACAGAAATTTGGTCGATTTCTTCCCTTGTATAAACTCGGTTGAGTCTTATCATCCTCTGACAGAAATCTCTTGATGTAGGCAACAAATCGCCTCCGCTAATACCCGGTGCTTTCTCGTATGTGTAACGAGTCACAATCTCTGTTCCAACATTTGAATTTTCAAGAGTGGTTGTTCCTTCAGGTGTAATTCTAAAACCATCCTCAACAGATTCAATCAAGCCTCTCTGTGCCATATCATCAACCTCTCTCATTATCTCCTCCACAGGCTTTTTAATGTTGTTAGAGAGCGTTTCTAAGGTGATACCCTCGTTAGAGTACAACCACTGCAAAATCATCGCTTGTAGAGCATCTCCGAACTCCAAAGGTACTGACTCAAAATTGTCCGCATCTTCACCGAACTCAGCAAAGACTTTCAAATCTTTGTCATCATCCCAGCCGAAAGGATTATCACAGCTCTCACATTTTACTTGTTCAGACATTGCTGTTGTGGCGGACATACCCAACTCGATACGAGCCTCATCTCTGTCAATGATGCCTTTCTCAAATAACTCAACGTAGTCAAGTCCAATCGGTGGCTTGTTCTTAGTTTTAAGCTTTACAGGTGAAATGTATTTGAAAATAGAACTCAAGGCTCTATCCATTTGATTCTGTCTTGGCTCAATGTATGAAGTTTGGAAAGCCTCAAAGGCTTCAATCAACTCGTTACGCCCTCCAAGTTGCCCCTCTGTCTTTATACCGAAAAGCATCGGAGAAGTAACTCGGTGAGCCATCAAAATCTCCTCTTGTACGGTGTTGTTCAGAATGTCAAACTGTTTATCAAAGTCTGAAGGTGCAAGGTTGTTAACGACCGATGGAGTTTCGTTCGGATCGTTGAACTGAATGATAATAGACCCAGCGTTATCTGTTCCGCTAAAGTTGTCTTTAAATCTGCGAATTGTTGACCTAGCTTCTGACGGGGAAGGCACCCCCTTGAAGAGCTGCAGTAGGGTCTGAGCAGAAAAGCCCGATTTGATAGAGTTAAGATGGAAGTTAGCAATCTCTGTGTCTATTTCGATGTACTTAAGAGCTGATTGGTACGGTGCTGTTGGATACTCTCCGCATCCTGCCTTGTACATCTTGAAATAAAATACCTGCTTACTCTCTCTCGTGTTAGGATTCCAAGCATAATAATGGTCAGGATTAACTTTCCTATCGCTCCAATCCTCAGCGTATAAATAATGACCATCTAACGAGTGACGGACATTCTGAAACGGGAGATGATAAATCTCTGCTATTTTGGTTTTTGCTTTGTTCCAAATGATCTCAAGAGCGAAGCCATCAAATAACTCTAAATCCTGTGCAATCTTATTTTTAAGGCTGTCAAAGTCCTCGTAAGCGTTGATTGAATCAAGAGCGTCGTTTGCCTTTGCAATGTCTTCCGTGTTGTATGCGATGATTTCAGTTTTATCACCGGCTATGAAGTCAGCCTTTTGAGTTACGATTGCCCCGTGTTTTGGTGAGCTGTTAAACAAGTCAATCAACATTTGTGGGTAAGCGTTATCCTGCCCGTATGTCAAGAAGCCTTTAGCCTTATTTTCCTTGAAAATGGGTATTTTGCTCTCCGCAAAGTTGATCCGTATAAAGTTATTTTCCATCTTTCTTAAATTTTTCTACTGCACTAAATCCAAGTGCTAAAATACTTAACCACTCAACAGCCTCTACAAGTTTATCTGTATTGTAATAAATCATTGAGCCAATCAAAGAAATAGCACCGACAATGCCCACAACTCTTTTGCTGCTTACTTCTCCTTTTTCTCCTTTGAATGCTTCAAATATTTTCATTTACCAAATCTTAACTCTAACAAACTATCATTAATCTTCCTCATTCGCTTCAATTCTACTGTTGCACTATCGTACAACTTTTGACTTTCCTTTATCTGCTCGGCTACCTCATCCTCTATCGTTGGTGTGTCAGTTGACAATGCCAAGATAATAGCTAATATTCCAAAGGCAAACAATGCTTTCATATCTTTCCTAATGCTTTATAGATTTTGATTTCAGTCACCAACGCAGAACACAACGAATCTTGAGTTTTTAACATAGCCGACATTTTACGCAGTTCGGTTTCACACTTCACAAGACGCTTTTCGCATTGAGCCGTTGCAAGGTTGCTCTGACGTTCTGCTCTTATGTATAGAACAGTAACGACAATAAGCAAAAGGTAGGTGATAGCCTTTTCGCTGTTCTTGGTGAATTGCTCAAATGACACGGGGAATCTCATATTTCTTCGTCGGGGATTGGTGTGTATTCTATACGTTCTAACTGATTTAATTGATTGCGTATTGCTTCAAATTTAGGGTCAGTCAATACATTCAATCCAACTATCCATTTATCGCTTCCGTCTTTGACAAACTTCAAAACAGAGTTTCCGTTGCGGTATCCGTTCAAAGCGTTGTATTGTTCAGTGTTTGGGTGTAGTACTATCATAGATTACTAAAGTAGTTTGTATAATATGCTGTTTCTACATCTTCCATTTCAGCAGTTGACAAGTTAGAACCTAATCCAAACAATGATGCTATATTGCCTAAATCCCATGGTAATGTGTTGTTACTTAAAACATGCAAATTAGCGTTTTCCAATGCAATTGATGCTAATGCTGATGATGAGTTAGTATTAGTTAAGTCATTTTCTAAATCAGTTATTCGACCATTGACATTATTCGCATCTATTCTGTTTGCAAATATTATTTGATTATTTACACTTGTACCAAAATTAGATACATTAATTCGACCACTTGAATTTATCCAAAGTCTAGTACTATTAAACGCATAACTTAAAAAGTTACCAGTTGAACTTACACCATAAGGTCTATTATTAGATAATGTTGTCAATTGTGACAATGCGAAGATTAAACCCACATCGTTTTGCGTGTAGTTAACACTATCTGTTGATGTATTAAAATTTGTATCAAGATAAGCACTTGTACCATCACCTTCAAATCCTTTATTAGTCGTAAACGTTGGGCTATTCACTTCCGTACATTCAAAATTATTAGGGTCTTTCCAATTTATAGACGCAAAGTCGCTATCTCCATCGGTTGCGAATACATAAAATACATCTAATTTACTCCACACACCCGCATCTTTTAAATCAATAACCAACTGATTTTGCAAGGCTTGTTGTGATGCACTTGGTAGCGTATATGTTTGCGTAGTGGCATAATCTAAAATGGCTTGATAATCCGCATCAAATCCACCTCCAACTCCTGCTAATATTCCAACTGTCGCTCTTATCATGCTAAATCACCTATAACATACCAAGTATCAGTCGCTATCTTTATACAAGTAGCCGCACCATATTGACCGCCTATTCCTAAGGCTGAATCTTTAGATAACAAAGTAACGCCCGAACCTGCTGCAATAGTGGTTGTTCCTGCCCCTTTTTGAACTACGATTATCTGTGTTCCTGTGCTAAATGCTACCGATGAATTTGGCGGAACAGTCAAGGTATTAGCAGCCGCATTGTTCATCTCAACCAACTTATCAGCATCACCCAAAACCAATGTGTAAGTTGTTCCCGTTTGAGCGTTTAAACTGATTAATTTTGGAGTCTTCGCATCCACTTGCGTTTGTATCGCACTGGTCACCCCATCTAAATATCCCAACTCAGTAGATGTAACGTCAGAAACCGCAACCTTTCCGCTACCATCAGAAACCAAGGCACGTGATGCCGTTAGGTCTGTATCGTCAATAGTTGTAGCCGCTCCCGTGATAGTTGCTTGTTTGCCGTCAATCTGTGTCTGAATAGCACTTGTTACCCCGTCAAGATATCCGAGTTCTGTGGATGTAACAGCAGAAACTTCAACCTTACCCGTAGCACTTGATGTTAATGCTCTCGAAGCCGTTAAATCAGTTCCTGTAATGGTTGTCGCTGCTCCTGTGATAGTGTCCTCTTTACCGTCAAGTTCTGACTGCAAATCTGTTTGACTTGATAATGTTCCTGTAATGCCTCCCCAAGCAACTGATGAAGATATTGAAATGTCACCGCTACCCAATAACGATTGAGAGTTAACGGTCTTTATATTAGTTCCACTTACTAAAGTGTCTTGTTTAGCATTCAAGGCGGTCTGAGTAGCAGACGAAACAGGTTTATCAGCATCAGCAGTATTATCAACATTAGAGAGTCCAACATCCCCTTTGGCAAGGGTAACAGTTCCAGTTTTACCTGCGACAGATTGCACAGGTGCGAGAGCCTTAATTTGGCTTACGTTTACTTTCTTTGTCGTTGCAACGCTCGTGTCGACTATCGGCAGGACATCAGCGTCATCTACCGATACTATTGCGTCTAATGCACTTATTTTTTTATCAGCCATCTATAGTAATATTTTGCTTGTGTTATCTTCTTGAAGTAGGAAGTCACCGCTTTCAAGTAATAGGTAAGCGATTGCCTCAGGTGCTTCAATTTCGTAAATTTTCTCATTTAGTTCAACGGTGTATTGTGTCGCTGCCGTTGGGTCAAAATCAACCTTGACAATTCCCCTCTCAACTAACTCATTAGCAAGAGCAGGGTCTGTGTTTGTGTCAGATGTTTGTGCGTATATTTTGTATTCATACTCACCAGCGTCTAAGGTAATAGTAGTTCCCTCTGTGATTTCAAACTTGTTGTATCTGTCAGTGTAGGAAGATGAATCAGTAAGGATGAAATTGTAAGTGACAGCCGTCAATCTATGCTTTAAGGAAAACAAATAGTATGGGTTGAGGATCGTTGTTTTCTCCCCAAGAGTTAAGTACCAGAACTTTGTTTCCGCTTTATTCAGTTGCAGCATCTATATATAATTAAGAAAAAACGGATTTTGGCGTAAAAAAAAGAGGAGAGCCGAAGCCCTCCCCTATTAGAAACTATGAAAACAAGAAATTAGATACCTAATTCAGTAGCAACAGCAGCCTGTACCAAGTATGGAGATTCAGCTTCAATCGCACTCAAAGTGAAATTGTAGCCTTGAACGTCACCCATTGCAGTACCTGACTCGGAAGTCATTGCAGTGATGTCGCATCCGTACTCGTTACCAGCTAACCAATAGTTATCATTGTTATCCTTTACTATGCAGAATACACGATTCTGAGCAAGGAGCTTTAACTCATTACGCTTTGTTGTTGACAACTTACGCAAACGAGCCACGATATCAGATTGGTTGAATACTGTTCCGTTCTCTTGTGAAACATTTGTAGTGGTAGTCATGCTACCCACGCCCTTCGGAAGCTCATAGGTGTAAACATCCCCTGAAGCAACTGTTGTAGCTGTTACCTCGCCACCGCTTACGGTGAACCCGGTAGAAGCCCAGTCGATTAAATGAATGCTCTTGATTCCACCAACGGCATCCTTGCAGTCAAGTGTAAATCCTTGTGTTAGATTACAAGCCATTGGTTACCTCCTTTAAGCTAAAGTGAATTGAACTAATTGATCAGGGAAAGCAATCTGTACACCATACTTCATGGTTGCACGGAATCTTACCTCATCGTTGTCTTGAGAATACCAGAATCTGTACTCCTCTTCTTCGTTTGCAAGGTCAGTACCTACAAAGAAGTTAGACAAGCGACCTGCGAACATTCTGTTTGTTCCGCTTAGTCCACCTACTCCGATCAACTTCACGTTAGTACCTGGAATCATGATTTCCATTCCTTCCATCTCAACAGCGTAGTGGAAAAGGTTAGAATCACGAAGTGCAGTTGTGTACTTCTTGAAAGTGTCAATACCAGCAAAGATAACTAAGTCATCAGCGTCAGCTACGTCAGCAGGTAAAGCGTTGTAAATGTCATCAATTAAACCTTCAACGTTTGAAGTAGTGATGGCAGTTGCACTTGAAGTGTTTCCTGCGATAGTAGAAGCAGAAGCAGCGTCGATGATCTTGTTGAAACCATCAAAACGATTTGTGTTCGGGTTAGTGTTACTTGTTGCAGTATCACCTTGCCACATTGCCACTTCTAATAATTTAGCGATACGAGATGCTTTCTCGTTACCGATTTGCTCCTCAAAAGGAACAGCTTCAGGAGAACCTGGTGCGATTTGAGTCTGCATCCACTTAGCTTCTAAAGTCTTAGGGCAAAGAGTTTCTTCAACCTTAATCTTTCCTACTGTGATGTCACGCTGAGAGAAAGTTGTGTTTCCTGATGCGTTGTATCCACAGCCATCAGCTTGGAAGAATACGTCAGAAGTTAAGATGTTCAAAGCCTCAGCAGACTTCACACCCACTTGCACCTGACCAGCCGCTTGTAATACAGCAGCGGTTTTTGAGCCGAATAGACTCTTAACTACTAACTCGGTGCTTTGCTCGTTAGTATAGTCGGTTAAACCAGTTACATTAAATGCCATGATTATTTTATTTTTTTAGTGTTTTTGCGATTTTTACAATGTTTGCGAATTGCTCCTCTTTCTTTGACAACTTTGCTGGAGCTTTAGTTGGTTCTTCACTTGGAAGGTCAGCAACCTTTTCTACCAAGTCAACAGTTTTACCGAATGCCTCTTTCATAGAGTTAAAGGCACTCTCGTTTGTGTTTAGTTTCTCCTCCAATGCGTTGAGCTTTTCAACGGCATCTTCAAAGCGAGTAACTAAAGAATTGAAAGCCTCAAGTGAAGCGAACTCAGCAGGTGCTTCTTCAGCAGCTACTTCTTCAACTTCTTCGGCTGGTTCTACAATCTCAGTGACAACACCGCCCTCAGTGGTCACGAGCATTCCGCCCTCTACTTCGTGAACAGCATCAGGAGCAGCAACTAAGCCTTCTCCTGTTTGCACAAAGATTTCAGTTCCAACAGCCAACTCACCTTCCCATTCAACGATAGTTCCGTCAACAAGGGTTGCAGTTGCCATTTCAACTTCTTTCTTTTCTTCTTCACCAAATAGAAGTGAGCGAATTTCGGTCAATACTTCTTTTGAATTCATCTATATATATTTAAGGTTTAAAATAAAGTGGCTCAGTTTTTACCATCCCATTTCTC